CCACGAGAGCATAATATCCATCGGCACGCCCGAGGTAAACGCGGTTGAAACGGCGGTGGAGTCGGTAAGTGCCAAAGTGCTTTGATTGGTATTTGATAAACGCACCCGAATTTTTCCGGTATTGAGGAGATTTACCTCGACTTTTTGGAGGCCCGAGCCCGAGTATCCGGCAATGCTCACCAAATTATAAATTGTTGTGGGGAGGCCAGTCCACCGAGGGATAATCCGCCACAAAAGCGAAAACGCGGTGCCATCCCAAGTATTGGTGAAACCCGGATACACGAGCCCGCGCACCAAACTATTTGCGTTTGCTTTTTGGATATATGATCCACCAAAAAGGCCCGCCATGGTGCCATCCGCCACCACCGTTGGTGCGGAGTTTCCACCATAAATGAGTCCCGCTTTTTTATTAAAACGGGCGTAATATGCATCAAGAGATGTGCCGCGCACTTGGAAAATTACGCTCATCTCCCCGCCTCTTTTACGACTTTGTTGATTGCGGCTCTAAACATCTTTTCGATATCTTTTTGGCAAATCCGAATTGCGCGAGAGAGCCATGGGCGAGCCGCCATTGTGCGCGTGCCATACTCTAAATGCTTACCATATTTGAGATTAGTACCCACCGATCCAATCGCGTAATCGTTTGAAAACTCGAATTTAATGGATTGCACGAGGCGGCCGGTATCGGTGTTTGGTGGATCACCGGGTTTTGATGCGAGTACCATCCTCGATTTTCCATTGGTGTACCGTTTTTGAGGTACGCCACTCGAATTATCTTGGATGAGATTTACGGCGGTGGCGTGAATTAAAAACACCGCATCTTGCACCGCTTTACGCCGCGCCTCCTCCGCATTATTACCGAGCTCTCTCAATTTTTTTTGGAGATCTTGTACGCCCTTAACGTGATGGACCTTAAAATTTATTAAACTCATGTACCGGCACCCTCCTCAAGATCGAGGCGCCAAAAAAATTTGCGCTCATCCGGGCGGTAAATCCCTTTGATTTGAAAATACCGTGAGTCAAAATTGATCCGCATTGATGGCGTCACCGTAATATCGGAGCGGTAACGGATAAAACATTTATGCGTACGGCGGATTTGGATTTGATTGGAAAACAAAATCTCTTTAACCGCCGAGGGCTCAATCAATCCCCAAACCGTGGCATACGTGCTCCACGTGGTGGTTTGCCCACCTTGGCCATCGGAAACATTGGTGAGGCTCTCGATCACGATGCGATGGCGGAGCGATCCAATTTGAGGGAGTTTTTCGCTCATCTGAGTTTCCATCTCCGATACGGCTCGAGGAGTATTTGCACGCCGAGAGGGAGGCCTTTACTCTCCGCATCTCCGCGATGCTCGTAAAATTCAGATACCGCCATTTTTACCGCGTGCTTAATATCGTGCGGGATGATTGAGGCCGAGCCCATCCCGAAAACTCCGCGCACGTGAACACCGTTTACCGGCCGTAAAGTCACCGAGGGCCAAACGCCGCCGGACCTTAAAGCAATGCGCCCGATTGGGCCTTTATTATCCACCGAGTAATTGGAGGCATCCACCAAGGTGGTGCCATCCGTTTCATCGTACGCTCTTACATACGAGATCGATTGGCACGGGCCAAACGGGAGCTCAATTGCGGCGTTTGATGAGGTGAGCGTGCTCACCGCGCCGTCGCGTACACCATCCCACCAATCATTAGCGGAGGGCCTTGATGGAAACCAATCAAAATAAACGCTCCAATGTTGGGTAACGAGTTTCCGATCAATGTAATTTTCAACGAGTTTAGTGGCGGCCGAGATCATGGCCTCCACGATGGTTTGATCGGCGGAGCCATCAAGTTTTAAATGTGTTTGGATATCCGAGTACGAGAGGAGCGCGGCCGGAGTCACATCCGTGGTGCCGTCGAGCGTTTCAAGGATTGATATTGGTATCACGCTAAACTCTCCCCTTTTTTAAAATCCGAGCGGGCCGAGATCTTTTTTAATGATCCCGGCCCGCCACCAAAAAACTAAACCCGATTAATCAACCGAGGGTTTATTATCGCTATCGCCCATCAAGGCAACGCACGCCATTTGCACGGAAACAGTGCCGCTCTCGGCAAGTACCGCTTTTACGTACCGCTTAGTGCCGCGATAAAAAAGCTCAGTAACGGTTGAGGCATCCGAGGCCGAGCTATCCCAAGCCCGGAAAACCGATGAGGTTTCCATCCCCTCCATATCGGCGGCCGCAACGGTGCCGTATGTGGTATTATCATCGCTCTCCAAAACGGTTAGCGTGACTTTGTTTGTGCCGGTGAAGTTAAAAACACCGGCGGTAAAGGCGAGCATACAGGATTTAAAGCCCTGTAAGTCGATCACGGCCGTGGTGGAGTCACCGCTCCCAACCGTTTTGCTTAATCCGAAAACCGATTTTACTCGGCCATAAAGTGAGCGCATCATAAATTTTATCCTCCAAAAAAGTTAAAAGACGTTTTCAAAAATCCGGGCGGGGAGCTTAATCCCCGCCCACGGTTTCAAATCCGGTTACATGATCTTTAAGATCTTAAGGGCCTCGTAATTTTTCGCACCACCGCCGACGCGTTTAGTGGTGAAAAAGATCACTTTGGGTTTCGATGAGTACGGATCGCGGAGCACGCGGATACCGATCCGGTCAACGATTTGGTAACCTTGCTTAAAGTCACCATAAATCATCAAACCATCGGTGCCCGTGGCAACGGAGGTATTAAGATCCGCCGCAAGTTGCACCGGGCGGCCGAGCAATTGATCGGGCACTCCGGCTTGCATACCGGGTTGCCATAAATATTGCGTGCCGTCTTTAACCTTACGCACGAGGGTGCGGATTGTACGGTGCATGAGCCAAGTGGCGTTTCGTTGATACGGCTCTTTGAGCGCATCTTGCACATCGATCAAATCATCACCTGTGATCGAGCCCGTTGCATCGGTGGCGATGCGCTGAATTTTTCCGTAAGTGGTGCCGTCGGCGTAAGAGAGGATGCCGCGAGGGCGCCCAACTCCATGCCCGCTTACAAAGGCGGTGGCCTCGGCAAGCGCAAAGGCCTCGGCCGCGTAATCCGCAAGCCATGCCTCGACGTTGATTGCGGCATCATCCAAAAACTGTTGGGTGGCGCCGGGATTGCAATCCATCTCGTGTACGAAAATCTCATCTTGGTTGACGGTTGGGCTCGTGCCCTCGGAGCGAGAGGCCCGCTCACCTTGCCAATTGGCGGTGCGTGCATCAAGGTCCGAGTTGACTTTAAAGGATGCGGTTGAGATCGAAACTTGCGCCGCGAGTTGGCGGATCGGGCTCGACTCATTGACCTTTTTAACAATCTCGGCACTCACTTCGGGGATTACGAAAAATCCGCCGCCCACTTCGGAGTCAACGCTCAAAGTCTTGAGTGCCAACTCACCGTTATGGCGAGCGTGCTTACCCTCGCGCAAAAACTCTTGAAACTGCTTACCGCGCTCTTGCAACTCTTTGGCCTCGGTGGTGGTAAGCGCACGGCCAACGTGCTTAGATGCAAACTCGCGATATTCTTTTAAGGATAAATCCTCGGCCTCGTTACCTTGGCCTGTGCGAGCGATGGCGGCATTGATCTCGGTGATCTTTTTATCTAGATCATCAAGAGATTTATCCATCTTTTCGAGTTTTTCTTTGTTTTCCGATGCGCTTAAGCCCTTTTTGAGCTCCTCGATCTTGGCATCGTTTACCTTGCGGTACTCATCCCAAGTGCGGCCGAGCTCATCGAGCTTTTTTTGGATCTCCATTAATCCCTCCCTAAAAAGGTAATTGGTTTAAAACATAAATCAAATTTTAAATTTTTCGATTAGGTTATCGAGAGATTGAGCTATCTTGCTCGGATCTCCATCAACCTCGGCGGCTTCAATTTGAAGTGCCAATGATAAATCGCGGGATGATATCCCTTGCAGTTTTAATTGTTCGAGTAAAAATTTTGCTTTGTCAACCTCACCAAGACTTTTGGCCGTGGTGACCATCGCCTCAACATTCATAGGAAACGTGACGAAGGAATACTCCCAAAGTTTTAACTCAGTGAGCCGCCGTACTCGCGGGTTTTCATCATCTTGCTTTGATTGGATGGTGGTATATCCGATTGAGAGGCCCATGCGAGTGTTTAACTCTTGGGCTTGCTTTGCGAGCGCAAACTTTTCTTGCCCTTTTTGCACTTTAAGGTTTACAGCGCCCACCACAAAGAGCCCTTTACCATCCTCAACGGCTTTTTCGTTATACCCGATGTGCGCCTCCCAATTATGATCGGCAAGAATTGGAAACCGGCCTTTATTTTGTTTGATGGTGTTCTTAAAGGCACCGGCCTCAACCACATCAAAACCTAAATCCATATTGCCAAAGGTGGATGCGTATCCCTCGAAACGGCCATACTCATCGGCGGTGTTTGCTTGCTTAATCTCGAGCTCAAAAGTTTTATATTGGATCAATTTATTACTCATTGGTTAAATCTCCTTTTTAAAATACGGTATTTTAGTTTTGTTAGTGAAACTCAAAGGCGCGATGGCCGTAAAATCGTGGATGGCTTTTTTGATCCCCTCAAAAGGGTAATCATCAAAGGCGATAATGCCGCCCGGATTAAGCCTCGGCCAAAAAATATCGAGCGCCTCTTTGCACGCTCGGTACACATCACAATCGATGTGTACAAAACTAAACCCAAGAGCGTGCTCGGAAAAAGTATCCGGAAAAACTCCGACTTTAACCACAGCGTTTGGCAATATGGTGAGCACCTCTTTAGGCGTGGTATCTTTAAACATCCCAACCGGCACCGCATCCCCTTGATCCATATACGGGATGCCATCAAAGGTATCATAAAGGTAAAATTTAAAATTTGGGTGGAGATGGTGATTGATCGCCCACGCGGAGCCGCCTTTATATACACCGAGCTCGGCAAAGTGGCCCGGCGGAGTTAAGCGGGCCAATGCCATGAGCTCCTCCAAATTCTCAATCGGTATCTCCGAGTGCGGGCGGTTTTCCATATTAATTTTTACTCCGATACACGAGCACGCACCGGCAATTGATCACTTGATCGGCCGGTGCCGAGGTATCGCCCGGCCCATCCATTAAGGAGTCGGGAGGTACGCCAAACTTTTCGTTGAGCTCCACCTCCGCGCCATTCATAACACCGTGATCGGCGCCGCCGTGATCGCCATCGCGCACGCGATCATCGTTGGCCGTTACCCACTCCTTAAACATATTAGGGATTTGGAGGGATTTAACCGCCTCGAGTGCGCCGTTATTAGATGCGAGGCTCACCTCGGTGCGGGCAATCCGCGTTGCCATGGCCGGAGTGAGCTCCTCAAACTCGGCCTCGATAAATTTTGAGAGCTCCGGAGTTGAGTCACCATCCACGTATGCGGTTTGCACCCACTCACCAACGATGCGTTTTATTTTCTTTTGCGAGGTGGAGGTGATGGTTTTAATCGCCTCGCCCGATCTCCGCTCCGTGTAATGTTTCACGTAATCATCATATTTGCGGCTTGCCTTGCTCTCGTAATCAAAGCCAAGGGTTTTACCCTCGCCTAAAATCGCGCCACCAAAATCCTCTAATGTGTACCGGATATGGCGTTTTAAAGTGCGCTCCATCTCCGGCATAAAGTCGGTGAGTATTTGGAGGAGGGCATACTCCGTGAGGCGGGCATCATCTTTATTGCCCTTTACCTTTTTAAGCCGCCGGATGAGATCCTTAAAGTCACCGTTTAAGTCACGATTAAAAACCGTTTGGAGAGATTTGCGGCGTGCGTTTTGCCGTTTCCAAGAGGTGCGTTTCTCGTTTTGGTTTAAGAGATTGAGCGTTTTCCAACCGATATCTTTTGGTACGTCTCCATCATCATCACCCTCATCATCACCCTCATCACCCTCTCCCTCTTGGGCGGGCTCATCGTCAACGGGCGGCTCATCCTCGGGCTTTTTTGGATCGGCGTTATCACGGAGCCCGGTTTCATCCTCTTGATTATCCCCTTGCATTGATCCGCCGTTAAAATCCTCCGGCGCGGCCCCGAGTTGGTTTCCGATGTTAAATACATCCCATCCCTCTTGGGTTTCATATCCCACCGCCTCCCGTTTCTCGTTGATTGTTAAAAAATTGGCCTGTACCAAGGCTTGGTATTTTTGCTCACGTTTCCAAGTGAGTACATCGATGGCATCCCGATCATAATCGATGTACAAATTTTCACCAAACGCGGGCGCAAGCCAACGGTTGATGGATTGCACGGCGGAGTCGGCAAGCGGGATGATGGTTTCCTCAAAAAGAGAGAGCCGGGCCTCGCGGTAATTATTAAAAGTTTTTTGGCCAAGGCCCACGAGCTCCGGCGGTACGCCAAACACGAGGCATATATCGGTTGATGTGAGCTCTTTGCCTTTTGAGTAATCAACATCACGGGGAGAGTGGCCAATTTGAGTCCACGATAAACCGCCCTCAATGATCATCGGTTTACCTGTATTTTTCACTCCTTGATAATTGGCCTCGTAATCGGCTCTCATCCTTTTATATTGCTCATCGGTTATCTCACCACGGGGATTTGCATCGGATACCTTTACTTGCAAGACACCGGATGGTGTGGCCGAGTTTTGGAGGAGTGCTAAATTCCATTCAGCTCCCGCGATTTGTTGATCGAGCGAGAGCATGGCGGCCTGTAATGGTGCCATCCCATACCAATCATTAAGTGGATTAAAGGTGCGCCAATGGAGGATATCGGAGAGCA